TGTCATAGATCGACAATATCCGCAATTTTTCTTTTAGATTTTATTTCTATAAACTTATTAGTATATTCATTCAATGCTTCAAAATATACAGATACAATATTATCTAAAAATTCTTTTACATCAACAATTATAATCGGAAAACTATTAGCATCGATAAATGGAACATCGGTTGTATATCCTAGCTCAATCGTAGTTTTAGTAAAATTGATTAATTCAGGTGTTACTTTAAAAGTAGCGCCGTTAGTATAATAAATTACTTTTTGATTAAATTCTTCTAGAATTAATCTTCTTTGATTTGATAGAGTAACCATATAATTGGCTACTGCAAATGCTTTTTCGATTTTCTCGTCCATAGATAACTCCGTAGTGTATATGATACACTACAATAATTATCTTGTCAAGTAGTTAGGGGATTAAGGTCCTGACTGTGCCGCTGACGGAGCCGCTATTGATACCGATGATCCGGATGGACGGTATCCCTGAACTAGGCTAGTTAGTGTGCCTGTTATGTTTTCATCAACACCGAAACCGCCAGGAGCTGATTGATCTTGGAATTGTATACTAAATGTTATTGCCGTTGCAGGGCCATTTATATTGGCATATATGTCATATTGGTTAGGACTATATGTAGGTTGTTCAGTTAACTTTTGAAATATTAATTGGGGACTAGTAGTAAGCTGATAAAAACCAATAGCAGTCGTAGTTACACCGGTACCGCTACCAGTATTAGTAGTACCGCTATATGTCATTTTAATTGTTCCCATATTAGTCAACATAGTTTGCCAACTGTTATTTTTTAAATTACTCACATCCGGTGTGTGACTAGCTGATATTTGAATATTTCCACCTGCATTAAAAAATCCTCTGGCAGTATTAGCATCAGCAAAAGTAAGAGTAACAGTGTGGGTAATAGTGCCGTTCCATGCAGAACTACGAGATCCTGTAGCATAAGTTTCAAGCGTAGCTTGACCGCTTGGTGGAACGATTAATCTATTAGAATCGATCACATTAACATAGGATTGATATGCGGCACGGTCAGCTTCAGTAATTTTGGTACTAGTAGTAGGATAAGTTAAATTGCCAGTTTCATTAGCATTGGTCTGGTGGGTACGAGCGGCAATTAAATCGTTGTATAAATTTTGCCATTGTACAGCAGTAATTTTTTGATTTACTGCTACTTGACTGCTTAAAACAGTTTGGTTATAACCGTAGTTACCTGCACCGGCTCCTAATATTTGTCCAATCTTAGATTGAACATTATTATAATCTAACGCTAATATATTTGTACCTACGCCTGCCATGCTGTGTCCTTTTTAGTTAACTATTTATTTTTATAAAATCACACATTCGACAAGTTTGATGCCTGCATCACTATTAGTTTCTAAAGCAATAGCAAATACTTCATTGCTATTACCGTATGCGGCTTGGGCTGTACCATTTTCACCGGCAACTAAACGTTGTCCTTTAATTATGTTACCAGTAACTTTAACCGGAACGCGACCTTTTAAGGCAATATAAGTTCCGCCTTCTAAGTCTTTATTCATCATAAATGCTGGATTTGCAGAAACTGCACCAACTGCACGAGTACCAATTGTACATGCAGTGACTTCTTTTTCGCCACCAACGATAACAACTGTACCTGTTTCATATTCAGCATCTGCAAGATATTTTTCTGCTAAGTCAGCATAATTGGCTGCTGAAGCAGTTCCTGAAAATATTGTAGCAGTTAAGTTTCCGCTTGAATCGCGAGCGGCTATAGTATTTGCTGTTGCAGAAGTTGATGCTGTTCTAAAATTTCCGCCGACGTTTAGTGCGTCTGCTTGCTGTGCCGTGCCATAATGATAATTAGCATAGACATTATTCCATTGCAATCCACTTGATCCTAAATTACTTGTTAAAGTAACGCCAGGAAGTACATCAGCACCTACAAGTTGTAATGGATACTTAGTTGTCGAACTAACTGTAGTTTGGAATTGGATTGTATTATTAACTTGGTTAGCAATAGTAGGGGTTGAAGCACCCTGATTAAATACCGCTAGTCTTGCGATAGGATTACCAACGGTAAATCCAACATCACCAAAGTTAACTTGAGATGTAAATTGCGGAGATCCTGTAGCTTGTACAAAGTTACTGGCAGTTAATCCACCTAATCTATCAGCATTAGTAGCTGTACCATAGAATCTATGGCTACTTGTTGTTTGGCCAGGTTGTGAATTATTATTAGTATAGCATAGTGTCACACCCTGATGTACAACGGAGAACCCGGTAATTGGATTGATTGTAGAATCAAGTGTAAAATCGCTGTCTGAACTTACGATAAAAATAACATTACCGTTATCAACTGCTTCGATAACAGCGTGTGTACCGCCTGAAATATCAGTTAAACTAACTGAACGCATCTGTGTAGTAGCAGATCCTGCTACTGCTTGCGGGCCAATTAAGGTAAAGCTAGAACCATTATAAGCATATAACTGTTGATTAGAAGAATCATACCAAAAATCACCAATTGTTAAACCTGTTGGAGCAGTTGTTCCTATTTCTGCGCCACCTGTAGTACGGAATTTACTTCCGTCCCAGAATTTTAGTTTGCTGTTACCGCTGTCGTACCAAATTTGTCCTGGTAACGGCTTCGGAGGTTGTGTAGTGTTGGCAAAATTTTCTAGCAGATATACAAAGTTTTCGTTTTGTACGGCACCGTATCCCGCATAGTTTTTACCAATCAATTTAAGATCAATAGTGGCATCAATAGTGCCGTCGGCAACTACAGCAATTTGTGTTCCGTTATATCTGTTTATGGTGTATGACATTTCGCCCTTTTCCTTATTCTAGTGTATTTATGCTAATTTGGCTTACAAGTAACTCTGATAAGTCCAAGTTCCTGTACTTAGCTGGAACACTCTAATTACGGGAGCCGCTGTTCCCGACCCTGATCCAGCGCCAGAAGCAACAAAAATAGTACCAGGATTATTATTAGCCGCTCCAATTAATGTAAATGTAGTGCTTCCTGCCGCAACTATTTGATAAACACTGTTAGTTACAAAACTGCCAGCATTAACTACCTGTGTAGTTCCTTGATCTATACAAAATGCTCTAACTATAGCACCATTTTGATGTTCGCCCACTGGAAATAACTTGGTTATAAAGTTAGTAGCTATCTGTGCATTTGTATAGTTAGTAGTGGTTAAATTAATCGCTTGCGGAGCAGTTTGTGTACTAGTGTCAACATAGGTCTTATTTGCGGCATCAGTTCCGGATACAGGAGTAGCTACACTAGTTATTTTCTTACTCGAAACATCAACAGAACCGGTACCATTTGGTGCTAATACTAGATTACTGTTAGTCTGAGTAGCTGTTAATGTATTTGTAGTAATCGATAGCGTACCAGCTGTAAGTGATGTTAGTGTTCCGATACTATTTAAACCTGGAGCACTAACAATAGCTGATCCCAATGCTGTAGCAGTAATTACATCAAATCCATTGATTTTATAAGTTTTTCCTGTGGCTAAATTTAGGTTTTCCGAGCTAGTCCAAGCAGGAGTAGCATTAACATAGGTAAAAGTCTTAGTAGTTGCTCCTGGAACTTCGATACCTGCTCCGTCCGCTGTAGTATCTGTAGGACTAGCAGTAGACCCGATCGTGACTAGTTTATCAGTTATTACAAGATTCGTTGTACTAATTGTTGTAGTTGCTCCTAGTACAGTTAAAGTTCCTTGTATAGATACGTTACCTGCTACATCAAGCATAGCAGAAGGTGTATTTGTAAATATACCAACACGCTGACTAGTAGCATTAACAAATACTGCGGGGGAAAGAGTACTTCCAACTAGTGTGCTAAGTTGTATATTTTGATTCGACGTATTTGACTTAATATTAAATAATGTTGTTGATGTTTCTATTTGATTGTTAGCATTAGTACCTAATATCAACGGAGTATTATTTTGAATAGATAGCGTACCAGTCATGCTGTTAGTGCCAGTATTGGTAACAAAATTACTAGTAGTCTTAAGACTCCCGTCCGAAGCGATCAACGCATATGAGCTAGTAACTGGAACATTAAACTTAATACCAGTTGTGTTTGCAACATTAAATCCAACAGCGATATCACCTGTAAATCCTGCTATAGTGCTCTTTGGAGTGAATGAATCTTTACTAAAAATACCTAATAGTGTTTGCCCTACATATAGTTGTACGATTGTACGACTAATACTATTAGAGTCAACAATAGTATCAACAACAAATCCACTAGCACCTTGTGTCGAGGTGTATATTGGTCCTGCTAATAGAGTTTGTTTTCCATCATTAAAAAATAACTGTTCAGTCGTACTGTTAATCCATATATCACCTGTAGTAATACTGCTTGGAACTGAACTTGAAACAATCGTTCCGCCACTAACTTTAAATGACGAACCATCATATACTTTTAATCTGTTTTCAGTAGTATCAAACCATAACTGTCCTGTAATAGGATGATTAGGTTGACTACTGTTGGCAAAATTTTCTAATAGCCAAACAAAGTTATCGTTAATATATGTTCCGTAGCTACTTGAATTTTTTCCTATCAAGACTAGATCAGTAGCTGTTTGGTCAATAGTGCCATCTACAATACTAGTTAATGTGCTTCCATTGCTACGATTTATTGTATAACTCATTAGATGACCCCAGTAAATATTATATAGTTAATAGTTGTATATGGATTCATAACATTAACTGCTACAGAAGACTGCGAAGAAATAACACTTCCACTGTTTGGTAATCCAGCACCTGTACTAGTAGCAGGTAATCCTAATCCAGGAATAGCATTTGTATCAGTTGCGGCGCCTGGAAGTCCAGCGGCATAGTATTGTGCTGTAGCACTACTTAGATTATGCTTATGATCCGGTAAGTTTGCAGTGGTTAATGTAACGCCTTGTGTACCAGAACTTGATCCCAATGTACTACCGGTAATATCAGTTACACGACTAGCGGCTCCCCCGCCTGCACTTACTAGTACTCCAGAGCCATCTTTATATGGAACTGTAAAGCTGTTATTCATATTATCTTTACCTAGAGCAAACCGTCCTCTAAAATCTGGTAAAGCAAATGTTCCGGCACCTTGTAATAGCACTGCGGCCTTATAGGTATACGCAATAATACTATACAGAACAGCATATTGTGAAATTAAAACTTCGCTACCATCACAGAATAAGTATCCTGTTGGAGGTGTTGAGCCGGCATATGGTAATATAGTACCAACAGGTACTGTAGCCACATGGTTAAAGAATACTTGTTTAGACATTTGTAACA